GGGCCGCGTCCGCCCACTCGGCGGAGAGCGTCCCTCCCACGGCGGCCCGCGCGTACGCGGCCGCCGGGTGCTCGGCGCTCACTTCGAGGCGGCGTCCCAGACCGACACCGCCTTCTCGGCCGCCGCGGCGGCGTGGTTAGCGACCTTCGCACGGGCCGAGCGGGACATGCCGAGGTCGGCCATGCAGTCGCGCATGGACTTCCGGCACGACTCGCGGGCCTGGCGCACCTGCACGTCCTCCAACAGGCGCGGGTCGGCGTCGATCATGGAGTCGTACAGGGCCTTGCGCTCGATGGCGAGCGTCAGCTCCTGCAAGAGCGGCGCGTCCATGTTGCACAGCGAGCGCTCCGGGAAGCAGCCGGCGAGGAACCAGTAGCTCTCCTTGCGCGGGCCCTTCCAGGACTCCGGCGGCGCCAGCGCGTCGCTCGGGCCCATGAGCGCGCCCTCCGCCCTCTCGCGGGCGTCGCGCTCGGCGTTCGAGATGCGCGTGGTCGGCGAGAGGTCGCCCACGCTCTTCGCGGGGCGTCCCATGGCGCCTCCCTTCGCGTCGGAATTTCATCGGTAAAAAACAGTCTGCGTGTTCGAGGGGGCGGCGGTGGTGGGGGCCGCGAGGGCCCCTGAGATCCCGCGAGGGGCGGGGGGATCACGCGAAGCGGGCCCGGTGCCGCCCTATCAGCTCCAAGAGCTCTGCGCGGCTCACGTCGCCCCGCTCCGCTCGCCTGTGGCACGCGGCGCACAGGGTGGCCACCCAGTCGGGATCCGATTTCGTTTCCGAGGCCAGGCCCCCCTCGCCGAGAGGCACGACGTGGTGCCCCTCAAGCCCCTCGGCCGTCACCAGTCCGTCCAGCTCCATGCACATGACGCACGTGCCGCCGTCGAGCCGCCTGGCCTCGGCCCTGCACCTCTGCCACTCGGCGGAGCCGCGGAACGCCTGGGCCTCCGTGGGGCCTCCCGGCCTCGCGCGGCCGACAGGGCACGCGCCGGCGTCGTGGACGCGGCCGCACCTGCGGCAGACTACGCGCATCGGCCGTCCATAGGGCTCTCGCGGTTCTTGAAGCACTCCGCCAGGTCGAGCCAGCGCCGCTCGCTCACCACGGAGCCGGCCGCCGGCATCCTCGCCGCCGCGACGTCGGACGGCCTGATGCCCAGGGCTACCAGCGCCGCCCCGCCATCTCCGTGCCGCGCTCGCGCCACGCGCTTATGGCTGAGTGGGCGATGTACTCGATGCCGACCATGCGGCGCCTCCGATCTCGTCCGGAACGAAAGAGGGCCGCCCAAATCATTGGACGGCCCCGCTTCCGAGGAGGGTAAGGAATCTCGTCAGCTCTTGCTCCCGAAGAACCCCGATACAGAATATCAGGTTTCGAGGTGCCATTTGGTGTCATCGTTCGTCGGCATCCGGGAACACCAGGCGGCGCCACGGCTCGGGCATCACCGCCCACAGCGAGATGTAGGCGGCCTCGGCCACGCGGAGCGTCTGGCTCTTCGAGTAGTGCACGGCCCCGCCCACCTCGCGCCACGTCGCCCCGTCGGCCCTCATGGACACGATCGTCCTATGCACCGGGTCGGGCATCTGGGCGAGGCAGCGCCTGAACTCCTCGCGCTCCGCCGCCAGCTCGGCGGCGTCGGCCTCCCACTCGCGCTGCAGATCCTGCATCCTCTCGACGAGCGCGAACACGGCGTCGTCCCCGCGCTCGGCCCCGCCGCCCTGGGAGCGGGAGAGCGACTGCGCCCTCACGGCCCCCGCCCTCGCGTCCGCCAGCTCGGTGGCGACCACCATCTCGCGCAGCCTGAGGTCGCGCACGTGCTCCACGTACATCCTGGCCGCGAAGGCCATCCCGACGGGCCCGTGCCCCTCGGTGCTAGCGGCCATGCCTGACCCCCATGACCTCCAAGGTGAGCCTCGCGTGCTCGCTCGCGCGCAGCGGGTCGCCGGGCGTCCCCGCGCCCGTCCAGTAGGGCGACGTCGCGAACGCCTCGCTCATGCCGCCCTCCGGCCGCTGCGCCCCGACGAGCGTCATGGCCACGTCGCAGAATCGCACGTAGTCCTCGCTCCCCTCGTCCATGGCCGCGACGAAGCCGGACAGGATCATCCGCAGCGCCGCCTTGTCCGCCACCACCGTCCCGGGGTACCTCTCCGCCAGGCGCTCCAGCTCGCGCGCCCTCTTCCTCTCGCTCGACTTCGACATAGCGCATTATCCTTTCCCGTGAATAGTATTCTTCTCTTTTCCGTCCGCGGCCGTTTCACCCGCGGGGGTGTCGGGGCGGGGTGTAGTCCTGCGCGACACAAGGGAGGCGCGCCCTTGGCGCCTCCCGTCCCCGCACTACGCCCTCCGGGTGTAGGGGTGTAAACCCTATTCTTTGATATAGCCTTTACACCCCCTACCCCCTATAAAGGCTATTAGCCTTTACACCCCCGTTTCCTACACCACAAGGTGTAAAGGCTTGGTCTTACACCCTTACACCCCGCTCTCGCCCCAGCCCTCCGTCGCCGCCTCCAGCTCCGTGTCGTAGAGCACCCACACGCCGTCGTCCTCCTTCCTCGCGCGTATCGGGCTCCATTCTGCCTTCGCCGTCGTCCAGTTCTTCACGCCGGTGGCGGGCATCTTGCCGCCCTCGGCCTCGACGGCCTCCGCCACGCGCTCGGCGACCGCCTCGCGGGTCGGCCTCACGCCCTCGCGGGCGCACCGGTCGATGGCCTCCCGCATGGCGGCCACCTTCTCCGCGTGCCCCTTGGCGGCCCGCGCCTTGGTGGCCCTCGTGCCCCGCATCTTGGCGTCGGCCAGGGCCTCCGGGCTCGTGTCGCCCTCGGCGAACAGGTCGGAGAGCGCGCCGGTGGCGTCCCGCTCGTGCACGGGGTGGGAGAACCACAGGTTCGCCGGCTCGAAGCGCGGGAACTCGCGCAGCGTGCCCTCCACCCGCCAGGCCGTCATGGCCCGCGCCGACTCCCTGGCGGCGTGCACGGCCGCGAGGAGCGCGTCCTGGAGCCCCAGCGGGCGGCACAGCTCCTTGGCCGCCGAGACCATCTTGGCCTCGGCCACCTGGTCGTCCCGGGCCACCAGCCCCCGCCAGCCCTCCAGTCGCGGCTCGGCGTCCATGAAGGCCGCGCAGCCGCGGCACGCGGCGGCGCCCTCGGCGGCGGCCCGGCACTCGTCTGTCAGGTGCAGCTCGATCATGTCGAGCAGCGCGTCCGGGTCGCGGGCGAACACGCCCGAGCCGGACGCGCGGTCCATCGACCGCTTGCCGCCCTGCAGGCCCTTGCTGTGGTGGTGGCAGTACACGACGGCGCAGCCCAGGGCGTCGGCAACGCGGTCGAACTGGTTGCAGAAGGCCGCCATCTGGTCGGCCGAGTTCTCGTCGCCGGTGATGACCTTGTAGATGGGGTCGATGACCACGGCGATCGGGCGCGTCTTCAGGGCGCGCCGTATGAGCGCCGGCGCCAGCTCGTCCATGGGCTTGGACTTGCCGCGCAGGTTCCACACCTCGATGTCCGCCACGTGGTCGGGCGCCAGCCCCATGGCCGCGTAGACGTCGCGGAAGCGGTGCAGGCAGCTCGCGCGGTCGAGCTCCAGGTTGACGTAGAGCACGCGGCCGCGCGCCGGCACCTCGAAGCCCAGCCACGGCGCGCCCTCCGCGATGGCGCAGCACAGCTCGATCAGCGCGTAGGACTTGCCGGCCTTGCTGGGGCCGGCCAGCAGCATCTTGTGCCCCTGGCGCAGCACCCCCGAGATCAGCGGCGGCGAGAGCTCCGGCAGGTCGTCCCATACCGTATCCAGCCCCTCCGGCTCCGGCAGGTCGTCGGTCTGCTCGTCGTACCACTCGCGCCACTCGGCCCAAGACTCGCAGCCCAGGCGCAGCCCCATGAGCCACTGCCTGCGGCCACCCCGCATGACGCCGGGCATCCGCGACAGCCGGCTCGGGTTCTTGTTCTGGGTGTCCACCGCCAGGCCGTTCTCGCGGCAGATGCGGTAGAGCTCGTCCACGCGCCGGCGGTACTCGTCGTAGTCCTTCGCGTCCACGCGCACCACGGCGTGGGCGCTCTTGCCGCCCGACGACACGAGCGCGGTCACCGGCAGCCTCAGCTCCCTGATGATGGCCACCTGCTTGTCCACGGGCAGCGAGTCGGACTCCACCAGCGCGTGCCTGAACTCGGCCACGTTGTCGTTGCGGACACCGTCGCCGTCCAGCGGGTTGAATCGGATCCACGCGCCCGCATCGGGGTTCGGCTGCCCTATGGCGCTCGCGAGGTCGCCCCCGTACTTGTCCAGGGCCTCCAGCAGCTCGCCGGCGGTGCGGCCGTGCGGCCCCTTGCCGGACGGCACCCAGCGCCCCTCCTTGTCCCACGCCTCGATCACGTAGCCGACGATCTCCCCCGGCTCGAACACGGCCTCCAGGTAGGCGGCCAGGTCGCGCCAGCCCTCCCATGCGGCCCCGGGCTCCTCGATCTCGGCGCCCTCCACCCACGTGGGGTCCACCACGCGGGGCTTGGCGGCGCCGGCGGCCGGCACGGAGGCGTCGTCCCACCCCAGCGCCTCGCCGAGGTCGCACGCCGGCTCCCAGCCCCGGTCGCGGGCGGCCTGCACCAGCGTGCCGCCGGTAACGGGGGCGCCGGCGGCGTTCGCGTCGGAAAACCCGTCCCACTTGCGCCGCAGCGTCCCCTTGTAGCGGGCCGCGTCTCGGGCGGCCCACGAGTCCCACGCCTCGAAGGGCAGGCCCTCGTGTTTGAGGGCCATGCCGATCTCCACGAACTCCTGGTAGGCCAGGCCCGCCGGATCGATCGACTCCAGCGCGCCCAGCAGCCCGTCTCCGTCCATTATCGCCCGCACCTCCTGGTCTCGCTCAAGCTCATCCAGCACACCAGCCCCAGGGGCGCCAGCACCGCCGCCAGGGCGGCGCGGGCTAGCACGGGGCCTCCTCGGCCTCGAAGTCATCGGGGCGGTGGCAGTGGTGGCGCGGGCCGTAGCCCCTGTAGTCGCGGGTGTACAGCCGCGCGCCCTCGACGCTCCTCTTCCATGCCGCGACCTCCGGGCGGCAGGCCTTCCTGGCTCCTCCCCTGCCCCCGTGCTTGCTTGTGCGGCAGTGGTTGGCGCAGTTTCCGCACACCTTCTCTGCGCCGCTCATTCGGCCACCACCTTCGCGCCGCAGTTCGGGCAGAAGTTAACCTCGCCCATGTACAGCGGCCTCCATCCATCGACGCAGCGCATGATCTCGCAGCCGCAATTCGAGCATCGGAAGAAGTTGTCGGACGTGCCCGCGTCGTGGCACTCCCGCACCACCTGCCAAGCCCGTCCGTCGTGGACGGCTATGGCGAACTGCTCGTCGGTGACGGCGGCGCGGGTGTTCCAGCGGTCTCGCAGCACCTCGCGCAGCTCGCTCACGCCTATTTCGTTGGGGGTGTCTGCCAGCGTCTTGTGGCTAAGCAGCATTGCGCCGCCGCACTCCTCGCACAGCACTCTACCCTCGAATACCTTGGCGTCGGGCAGCACGTAGACCGCCATTCGTCTAGCGATCACCAGGAGAGATCCGCTCCCGCAATGCGGGCACGGCTTCATCTCGTCGCTCATCTGACCACCTCGTCATCGTTGATCAGCAGCACGCGGGCGCTGCTGGAATCGAATATCATGCCAGCCTCGAAAATGGTCCAGCCGTCGTTCGGGCTGTCGCCCGGCATGATGAAGCAGACCTCGGCGTCGGGCCTCACCTCAGCGAGGGCCGACAGCTTCTTGATAAGCTCGGTCACGGTGAGATTGCCGGCATTCGACTTACGACTCATCGTCTACCTCCTCGTCTTTCTCATATCCCCAACAGCACCAGTCGTTCGGATGCGTGCACTTGCGCACGGCAGGGCAGAAATCAGCCAGGTAGCCCAACTTCTCCGAATCCCAGTTCACGCAGTCGCGGCAGCGCACCAGTTCGCCCGTCAGGGGCTGCCCGTGGAAGCTCTGGGGCGGCTGCCCGGTCAGGGCCATGTGCTTCTCTACCACGCAGTCCGGCAACTCGATGATGTACTCACTCACGGCCCGCCTCCAGCCACTCGCCCACGGTCTTGCACGGGATGCCGCACGCCTCGGCTACGGCCTTCTCCAAGCGCGCGCCCTCGGATGCCTCCCAGCCTTCGAGGAGGGCCATGCCGTCGTACCGTTTGGCCATCCCTCCGCGCGGGTACGAGTAGCCCCTGGCTGTGATCAAGTTGATCGATTCGGTCATCGCGTCCTCGTGCGCAGTGCCGGCTTTGATGGTGTCGTGGGGGATGTCCACGATGTACTCGCGCCGCAGCCTGTCGCGCGCCGCCTGGAACGCCGCGTGGTTGTCGTTCTCGATGCCCGTGACGGGGCCGATGATGTAAAGTCTTCTAATCATGGTCGTCCTCCAATCTGACCTCGTAAGTCTCCGGATGCGCGAAGAAACCCCTGGTGGCCCGGGCCGCCTCGTCGCGCAGCCTGCCCACGCGCTCGCGGTACGCCCCGTCCCCCTCCGTCTCGGTGATCCGCTACCGCCGGCGCATGACGTCGCAGACGAGGTTGGAGACGGAGCCGATGCCGTAGAACGTCCGGGTGAAGCTGCGGCCATGGCAGTCGCAGCGCACCTTGCGCCATCCGGAGGCCATCGAGGTGTCGATGTTGAAGCGGTAGTTGAGGTGCTTGTATCCCGCATGGTCGGCGATGCGGATGGAGAGCCCGGCGCCCCAGTCAATCTTAAGGTAGATACTCGACGTGCTGATGGCGTCGTAGCGGTGCACCGTGCAGCCGCGCCGGATGAGGGCCCTGCTGATCTGGCGCGCCACTGCGTCGCCGCGCTTTCGCGATCCCCGGGTCATGGTCGCCCCACCGCCTTCGGCGCCATGTCAATCAGAAGGCCCTTGGTGTGTTCTTCGATCATTTGACCCGCCTCACATTCTGCTCCACAGCTCCGACAGCCTGCCGGCGGTCTCGCGGACGATCTCCGCGGCGCCGAAGCACACGGCCACCGCATCCGCGCCGTTCGAGCACGGGGGCAGGCCCGACGGCAGCGACTGGTTCGCGTCGTCCATGGCCGTGACGGCCACGGTCAGGGCCTGCACCGCCTCCATCAGGGCGCAGGAAAGGTCTGTGCTCACAGCCCCCCCCCGGATTTTCTCGGTCATCGTCGTTCCTCCTCGGTCGGGGGCCGCCCCGGAGGGCGGCCCGTCGGTTGTCGTCTAGATCTGCAGCTGCGGCTGCGCCTCTCGGGCCGGCTTCCCCGGCGGCGCGTAGGTCGCTGGGTCCACGCCTCGGGGCGTGCGCCAGCCGTTCGCCTGGATGCGCGAGATCATGTTGCTCGCGGCCTCGAAGGGCCACTCGCCCACGCGGAGGAAGCCCCTGCCCTCCAAAAAGCGGATCTGCTTCGGGGTGGACAGGCCGGCCGCCTGGCGCTTCTTGAGCTTGTCCAGCAGCAGCGACGCCTTGCCGGCGCACTCGATGGAGTCCGGGAAGATGCCCCGCTTCTCCAGAGCCGCCAGCTGCGCCTCGCTCGCCGGCGCCATCTCCCACGCGAAGGAGGGGACGTAGCCGGCCAGGTCGGCCTCGCCGATGCTCACCTCGTACTGGAGCGGGTCGACCAGCTTGCGCCGGCGAGTCCTCATCTCCTTCAGCTCGGCCGCCAGCGCCTCCTCCCGCCGCGCCACCACGTCGGCGCTCGCCGCGCGCTCCGCCTCCTCCAGGTCGGCGGGGCACCCGGCCGCCTCGATGCGCTCCGTCATCGCCTCGGCCACCTCCGGCGTGGAGGCGACCAGGTGAGCTGGCCGGCACAGGTCGTGGCGCTCGGTGTGCCAGAGGAAGTCCAGCAGCAGGAGGTGGTCTTTGCCGGGATGCAGCCGGGTGCCCCGGCCCACCATCTGGCTATAGAGGGACCGTACCTTCGTGGGCCTGAGCACCACCACGCAGTCCACGGAGGGGCAGTCCCAGCCCTCTGTCAGCAGCATGGAATTGCACAGGACATTCGTTTCTCCCCGGTCAAAGGCAGCAAGCGTTTCCGCACGGTCTGTGCTTTCACCGTTGACCTCTGCGGCACGGAATCCCATCGTGCACAGGATATCACGGAATTTTTTTGAGGTCGACACCAGCGGCAGGAATACCACTGTGCGCCGGCCCGCGCAATGCACTGCCATTTCGTCCGCAATCTGGTACAGGTATGGCTCCAGTGCGGAGACGATTTCAGATGCCTTGAAGTTTCCCGCCTGCATGGGTACGCCCGGCAGGTCA